GATAAGTCCAATGCAATCATGCAGCTGGCAAGAGTTGAACAGGAAACTGAACAGAAGCTGAACGCTACTGAACGCGCAGTATTTGACGCTGTGGTACGTGATGATGTGAGTTTCCGCTTGCAGAATGACGCGGATATGGAGGCGGTGCGCCAACACGTGATGTCGCTGCTGGCGACGACGGAGAAGGCGGCGGATGCGAAGGCGATTATGGAGACGCTGCGCATTCAGCGCGAGGCGCGTTTGGGCAAGGTGCCGGATACGGCTATCCAGATTAACAACAATAGCGCGCCGGAGATTGACCCGCGCGAGGCGCCGGACAAGGTGGCGGGGTTGCTCGCGATTGCGCAGGCACGGAGGGAGGCAGATGTTGGCGCATGAGGTGGAGGCGTTGTTGCCGTATTTGACCGATGATGAGCGGCGCGAGTTAGGCCGCTGTTTGGCGGTTGCGCCGAAGTGGACGCCGCTGCCGGGCAAGCAGGCGATGGCCTATACGTCGCAGGCGGATGTGATTGGTTACGGCGGTGCGGCGGGCGGCGGCAAGAGTGCTTTGGCCTGTGGCAAGGCGCTGACGCAGCATCGCAAGGTTTTGATTTTGCGCCGCGAGGCGACGCAGCTCACCGGCATTATTGACGAGTTGAAAGCCATTGTTGGCAACAGCGACGGCTACAACGGCGCGGAAAAGATTTGGCGCATGGCCGACGGGCGGCAGATTGAGTTTGGCTCGACGCCAAACCTGGACGATTGGAACAAGTATCAGGGGCGTCCGCATGATTTGTTGGTGTTTGACGAGGCGGCAAACTTTTTGGAATCGCAGGTGCGCGCCCTGCTCGGCTGGCTGCGTAGCACCGACCCGAAACAGAAATGCCAGGCGCTGTTGACGTTCAACCCGCCGACGACGCAGGAGGGGCGCTGGATTGTGGATTTTTTCGCACCGTGGTTGGATCGGAAATTCCCGAACCCTGCCAAGGATGGCGAGTTGCGTTATTGCGCGACGATTGCGGGCAAGGATGTTTGGCTCGATAGCGGTGCGCCGTTTGTGATTGTGGACGGCAAACCGTGCTACGACATCGCCGGTCACGAGGGCGAGGCAGTTGTCCGGCCGCTGGCGCGCACGTTTATTTCCGCGCGGGTAACGGATAACCCTTATTTGCTCAATACCGGCTACATGGCGACCTTGCAGGCGCTGCCAGAGCCGCTGCGCTCGCAGATGTTGCACGGCGATTTTTCCGCCGGGATTAGCGATGACCCCTGGCAGGTGATTCCGACGTCGTGGGTGGAGGCGGCGATGGCGCGCTGGCGTCGTCCCGATGTGTTGCCCGCAATGGACAGTATGGGCGTGGACGTCGCCCGTGGCGGCAAGGACGAGACGATTATTGCGCGCCGACACGGCATGTGGTTTGACGTGCCGCTTGCCTACCCCGGCGCAGAGACACCAAACGGCCCCGCAACAGCGGGGCTTGTTATTTCCGCGCTACGCGATCGGGCGCCGATTCATGTGGATGGCATCGGCGTCGGCGCGGCGGTGTACGACTTCCTGCGCGAGGCGGGGCAGCAGGCGATTTCCGTCAACGTCGCTGAAAAAGCGACACGGCGCGACAAGAGCGGGCGGCTGACCTTCAAAAACCTACGCTCGCAACTGTGGTGGATGCTGCGCGAGGCGCTCGACCCGGATGCCAACAACGGCATTGCCCTGCCGCCGGACAAGCGCCTGCTTGCCGACTTGTGTGCGCCGTGCTGGCGGATGCAGGGTGTTGAGGTCTATGTGGAGAGCCGCGAGGACATCGTGAAAAAGCTGGGGCGCTCGCCGGATTACGCCAGCGCTTACTGTCTCGCCCTGCTCGACACGCCGAAAATCCATGAGTTTATGAACCGTAACCGGAGCAAGGTACATGACCCGTATCGCAATATTTGAGCCGTCCCCGGAACTGTACGACGAAATCGAACGGTTGGGCGCGCTGCACAAGGATGAGGTGGAGGCGGATGTGACCGCGTTGCCGGTATCCGTTAACCGTGATTTGTACGACGTGCTGCACGCGCAGGGCGCGCTGGTGTGCGTCGGCGCATTTGCCGATGACGGACGCCTGGTCGGTTACGCCATCGCCCTGCTCTCACCAAATTTCCACTACCGCATGACGACTGCGGCGCATGACGCCCTCTTTCTGCATCGCGACTACCGCACGCCGCGCATGGCGTTACGCCTGATTGACGCGGTGGAGGCTGAGTGCAAGGCGCGCGGGGCGCAGTTGATGGTGTGGCACGCGCCGATTGGTGGCGCGTTTGAGCGCATCCTCAAGACCCGCGCAAACCCTATTTACACGCAATTTTTCAAGGAGTTGTAATTTCATGGCAATCGCAACCGGAACGGCCGCCGCGCTCAGCGCGCTGGCAGCAGCAGGCGGCGCGGCCGCATCCCACATCGCAGGAAACAAAGCACGCGCGCAGCAACGCTATCAGGCGGCAATGGCTGAACGACAGGCGGAAGCGCAATTCCGCGCGCAGCAGGAGAATTTCGCCAAAAGCCAGGCGGAGAGTCAGCGGCAGTTTGACGCGCAGTTACGCGCCGATGCCTCGCGCCACCGCGACAATATGGCGATGCAGCAGCAGGCTTTTGAGGCCAACCGTCAGGCAATGGCGGACCAGTTGGCCCAAGCGCAGCAAGGCTTGGCGCAACAGGCATCACAACACGCGGCAACACTCGCCCAAGCGCAGCAGGCGCAGAACAACGCCAACGCGCAGCTACAGCGGCAAATCAACGGCGCCGAGAAAGACCAGGCGCACTACAACAAGAAGCAAGATGGCGTTGCCGGAACCATCCTCACCGGCCCCGGCGGCGTTGACCAAAACGAGCTGGAGCAGAAGAAGAAGAAACAAACCCTGTTGGGTGGGGTTTAGCACATGGCACGGCGTCTCGGTCTCGGTATTGGCACGGGGAAGGCGAAAGCCAGCGCCACGCGCTATGAAAAAACCCCGGAAATTGGGCCATTCGTCAATCCCAACGCGCCAAAACATTACACGGACAACAGCTACGAGGACATGTATCGCTGGCGTGCGCCGCAGCCGGAGCGCGACAAGTACGGCGATTTGGGGCAAGGCGACGGGTTCAAATCCATCTATGAAGACAGCCGGGTATACGTCAATCCTGAAAAGGGTAGCGACAATTTCCAGTGGTTCGGCGGTGAGCGGCGGCCGAAAACGCAGCAGGAGTACGACGTCGAGTGGCGAACAAAATTCAACGACCTGAACATGAAGCGGCAGGTGGAGCGGCAGAACTGGGAAATCGGGGAGGCACGCAAGCAACAGGATGAAGAAGCCGCGGCCATGCGTGAATACATGGAGAACCTGCAACGCGCGTACGACAAACAGCGCAAAGAGATGGCGCGCCAAATGGAGGCGCAACGCATCGCCGCGCAAAACCAGATGGCCGCCGCCAAAGGCAAGGGCAACAAAAGCGCGCGGCCGGAGACTGGCGCCTACGAAGGCGAGCCGAGCGAACGGCGCGGCGGCGGTGATGACGGCGGCGCGTCCGGCACCTTGCTCACCCGGCCGGGTGAGAAACCGACGCTGGGCAAGCGCGGCCGCCTCGGCAGTAAAACCCTGTTAGGTGGATGATGGAAGAATCGCTACGCAAGCAGATACTGCGCCGCCATGAAGCGCTGCGCAACGAACGTGCGCCGTGGCTCAAGCATTGGCAGGACGTGAGCAAGCTGGTCATGCCCGCCTCCGGCCGCTTTATCAGCAGCGACCGCAAGCCGGCGAAGTTTAACGACATCTACGACAACACCGCGACGCGGGCGATGCGCACCCTCGCCGCAGGCCTGATGAGCGGCATGACCTCCCCGGCGCGGCCGTGGTTCAAACTCGCCACCCCCGACCCGGAGCTGATGAAGTATCACCCGGTCAAGGTATGGCTGGACGAAGTGGCAAAAATCATCCACACCATCTTTCAACGTTCGAATACCTACGACGCGCTACATATCCTTTACGAGGAGCTGGCGGTGTACGGCACGGCGGCCTCGGTCATCGAAATCGACTACCACAACATCATCCACCACCACCCGCTGACTGCAGGCGAGTATTGCATCGCCACCAACTTCCGCGGCGAGGTGGACACGCTTTACCGCGAGTTCGACAAGACGGTGGCGGAAGTGGTGCGCGAGTTTGGCTATAACAATGTCTCGCAGGCGGTGCGGACGATGTACGACAACGGCGGGCTGGATAACTGGATAACCCTCATCCATGCGATAGAGCCGCGCGAAGTACGCGGTCGGGGCAAGACGGCAAAACAAATGCCGTGGCGCTCGGTCTATCTGGAAAAGAACGCGCCGGAAGGGCAGATATTGCGCGAAAGCGGCTACCCGCGATTCCCCGCCGTCTGCCCGCGCTGGGGCGTATCGGGCGGCCACATCTACGGCATCTCGCCGGGGATGGAAGCGCTCGGCGACATCAAGCAGCTACAGCACCAGCAACTGAGCAAGGCGACGGCGATTGACTACCTCACCAGACCGCCGCTGCAAGTGCCGACCTCCATGAAAAACCAGGACGATGCCTTGCTCCCCGGTGGCATCGTGTACCACGACGCCGGCACGCCGATTACGCCGCTGTGGCAGGTGCAGCTTGACCTGCAACACCTCGCCGCTGACATGCAAGAAGTACGCGGGCGTATCCAAAACGCCTTTTTCTCTGACCTGTTTCTGATGATAAGCAATCAGGACATACGCATGACCGCAACCGAAGTCGCCGAGCGGCACGAAGAGAAAATGCTGATGCTTGGCCCGGTACTGGAGCGACAGAAAACTGAATTGCTAACGCCGCTGATAGACACCACTTTTGACGCTGTGATGCAGGGCGGCATCCTGCCCCCGCCGCCACAGGAATTGCAGGGCGTGGAACTCTCGGTGCGACTAGTCTCCATCCTTGCCCAAGCGCAGCAGGCCATTGCCACCAACAGCATCGACCGCTACACCAACGCGGTAATGAACATGGCGCAGGCGAAGCGGGAAGTCCTCGACCGCCTCGACGCCGACCATTGGGTAGACATCTACGGCGACGCGCTCGGTATCGACCCGCTGCTCATCGTACCGCAGGACAAGGCCGACGAAATCCGCCAGGCACGCGCCGAACAACAGGCGCAGGCCGAACAGCAGGCGCAAATGGCGCAGATGGCGGATGCGGCGCAAAAACTCGGCAACACGCCCGCGGGCGGCGGCAGCGTGCTCGACAACCTGACGGGGTATGGCAATGCTTGAGCCATTTGAAACCCCGGAACAACGGGAGGCGCGCGCCGCCAAACAGCGGGCAGCGCAGGAGCGCGACCTGGAACAACTGAAAAACGACGTGGAAGCGCTGATGGCGACCGGCGCCGGGCGGCGCATCGTCTGGCGGCTGCTCGAATCCACCCACGTTTACCAAACCTGCTACCGCGACAACCCGCTGCAAATGGCGCGGGCGGAAGGGCGGCGGGAAATCGGGCTGATGCTCCTTGATTGGATAACCACCCACACCCCGGAAGACTATTTCACAATGCAACAGGAGGCTCTACATGAGCGAAGAGAACGAAGCGCCCGACAACGGGCAAACCGAAACAGCGGCAGCACCGCCGACTGAATCCACGGCACCGCCAGCGGCAGAACCGCCAACAGCGCCAGCACAACCGGAAACCAACGCCACGGGCGGGGAGAAAGCGCAAGCCGACACCCCGCCCGAACCGTATGCGCTCGACTTTGGCGTGTACGGCGACAACGTGGACGCGGGCGAGGCGGCCTTCCTCTCCAAAATCGCGCAGGAGAGCGGCGCGGATGCGGCGGTGGCATCGAAGCTGGTGCAAGACCTGACCCTGTACGGGCAGGTGAAGCACGACCTGCAAGTAGAAGACTGGGAAGCGGCGAGCCGCGCCGACCCGGAATTTGGCGGCGACAAGCTGGGCGAAAACCTGGCGATTGCCAACCGCGTTTTCGAGGCCTACGACCCGAACGGCACCATCCGCGCCATGCTGGCAGAAACCGGCTACGGCAAAAATCCCGACATCATCCGCTTCATGGTGGCGATTGGCCGCGACCTCTCGCCCGACCGCATGGTTAGTGCAAGTGGCGCAAGCGGATTAGACGCGCGCGCCCAATTTCCCAACACCCCCGGCCTCAACCCATAAGGAGTAAATATGGCTACCCTCAACAAAGACGCCCTCTACCCGACGCTGGCGAGCCTCGCGCAGCAGATGGACAGTAAAGGCAACCTCATCACCGACATCGTCGAAGTTCTTGACGAGACCAACGAAATCCTTGCAGATATGGTTTTCCAACAGGCAAACGGTGACACGCATCACAAAATCGCGGTGCGCAACGGCCTGCCGGAAGCGGCATGGCGCATCCTCTACAAGGGCGTCAAGCCGAGCAAATCCAGTGTTACCCAAGTATCTGAAAGCATGGGTATGTTGGAAGCACGCTCTATGGTAGATACGCGCTTGCTCAAACTGCACAACAATTCCGCAGCCTGGTTGGCTGCCGAGCAACGCCCTTTTATTGAAGCTTTGAACCAGCAGATGGCGGAAACGCTGTGGTACAACGATGGCATCATCAATGATGAACGTTTTATGGGATTTGCGCCGCGCTATAGCTCACTTTCTGCGCCGAACGGCAAAAACATCATTGACGCGGGCGGAACCGGCTCCGACAACGCTTCTATCTGGCTTGTCATTTGGGGCGGGCAAGGCTGCTTTGGCATCTATCCGAAAGGTTCAAAAGCTGGCATTGAAAGCAAAGACATCGGCATCAACACCGTGCAGGACGATGAAGGCGGACGCTTTGAAGTTCATGAGAAGCTATTTATGTGGGATTTGGGGCTGTGTGTGCGCGACTGGCGTCGGGTGGTGCGTATCGCCAATATCGACACCACCAAACTTACCAAAGATCTGAGTACAGGAGCGAACTTGGCTGATTTGATGGCGGATGCGTTAGAAATGGTGCCAGACCTCAACGGTCGTCCGGCCTTCTACATGAACCGCAACCTGCGCCGCATCCTGCGCGGACAAATTGCGGCGTCCGCCAAACACACCATCACCCAGGAGCAGGTCGGCGGCCGCCGCGTCACCAAGTTTGGCGACGGTGACGGCGTACCCGTGCGCATCTCCGATGCCCTGCTCTCAACCGAAGCCCGCGTTGTCTAAGGAGGAAACATGATTATCGACAGCCTGCTCCGCTTCTCCGTCGGCCAAAGCGCTGACGGCGACAGCACCAACACCATCGACTGCGGCGTAAAAACGGCCAACTACGGTATGGCAGACCGTAACCTCTACATCGTCGTTACCGGCAAAGAAGGCTTTGCCGCCGGCGACACCCTTGACGTCGTCCTGCAACACAGCGACGAAGAAGCGGCGAACTTTGCCACCGTGGCACAGACCGGCGCGCAGCCGATGGGCGTTGGGCAACAAATCGCCCTGCCCGTGCCGCTCATCCACAAACGCTATCTGAAGCTGAAATACACCAAGACCGGCACCGGCGGCAAAGTTGATGCGGCCATAGTGGCCGGCCTGCAAATGGCAATCACCCATCCGAAAAATCCGAAGGTGTGGCCATGAAAGTAAAAGCCATCGCCAAAGGCTACTACGGCGGGCAAATCAGAAATATCGGGGACGAGTTTGTCGTCCCCGATGCTCTTTCTGCGGGGTGGTTTGTCACGGTTGCGCCCGATGGGTTGAACCCATTAGAACCTGACAACCACGGCCTCGGCGGCGAGTTGGGCGGGGATGGGTTAAACCCAAACGGCGAAGGGTTGAACCCTGAACCCGTATGGGTTGAACCCACCCCGGAGGAACCCACCC